CTATGTCACTATCATACTTTAACACCACGCACTCTATATTGAGTTCCGCAAGTTGTTTTTTCTCCATCAACTGTTTTGTTGTGGTTACTGAAAATGTTGTGCCAAACAAACCTTCTAGGACAAGTTTGTGTGTTTGTGTTCCGTCAAGAGTTCCAGTTGTACCAAACCTATACTTGGCGTTTTCTAACTTTGTCATTATACCCACTAAAGACTTGGCTTTGAATAGGTGAACCTCATCGCCTATAACAACATCAAATTGATCAAACCAACTTTTAGGCATTTTGTAAATTGACTGCCAGGTTGAGATAACAATTTTTTTATTTGTAATCTTTTCTTGACCGCCGTATATAGGATGACATATCTTATCTACGTTGTATTCAGGTTGATTCTTTGCATATTGCTTGAAGTCTGAAAACATTTGAGACACAAGAGATATGGTTGGAACAATTATCAAAGTTTTTTTATTGTAAAAGCGAGTGAGTCCGTATATAATAAGACTCTTGCCTGAACCTGTTGGGGATAAAAGTAATGACCTGTTATTTGTTACTGCTTCTTGTATTGCTTGTATTTGATAATCTCTTGCCTCAAAAGGCAGCTCTAGTGTGTCCAAAAACTTTTTACAATCATCAACTGAAAACTTGTTTTTACCAACAAGTTCAGAATCAACCTCCAATTCATACTCTCGTGATTTACAGAATTCTCGAAGATATGGTAACAAACCAACATAGATTGTTCCATTCATCATATTATACAGGCGCACGTTTCCATCCCACATACGCATTTTATACGCAGGCATGAATTGGTACCCAGGAACTTTAAACTTAAAAAAGTCTGAAAGTTCTCTGTGTATGGATGAAGAGGTGTCAACACTAATGTACACCTCGTTTTGTTTTTTAGCTACAAGTTTTTCCATCAACCAATATTAGAGTGTTTATACACGTCTTATTGGATATTTAGTTGAGTAAAAAATACTTGTTTTAGGCGCCGCTAGTGAATCTGATAAAGTCTATAGCGTTTTTAATTAAGAATCCTCTTCCATTAAGAGTCTTGATGATGCTTTCCAATAAATCTACCTTTTCTCGCTGTACTTGGAGTTTTAGCAACCGTTCTGCAATATCTTTGTCAGCATCAATATAAACTTGGAGATCATTTTTCAGGACAAATTGAAATGGTTCCCAACCATATTGGTCCAATTCTTCTTTTGATAATTTGCCAGTGTAGTATTCGTGTTTTAGTTTATAGAATGTTTTGTATTCTTGCTCTTCTGCTTTTAATTGGACCTTTTCACGCAGGTATATTTTGTAATACTTGCCATGAAGCGTTGGTATTTTTAGACTCTCGTTGTCTAAATCAGTTCTATCAATTTTTGAGTCTTGTTCCCAAAGGGATTCAATTTCTTCAAGTTTCATGTTACTCGATATGCATACCAACTGTCATAGCTATTGCCATCTTTTGAGTAATCATCATATAACAGATCAACCTGTCGTGTAAAGTTTTTGATGGTATAGTTTACTGTAATTGTGCCAAAATATATGTGAGGGTCTTCTGCTGGACCATTTTCGATAACTTCCGCAAATACAGTTTCTCCAGTATATGGAAATACTATAACTAAGAAGTCACCTTTTTTAAGTGCTTCAACCCAATCGGGCACGTTGCTAATCATCTTTGTTTGCGTTTTGTTTGATCCATTCTAGGAACGCAGGATTGTCTCTAAACACAGTATGTAGTCCATTTGCCATTTTACGAACCACATTCTCTTCTTCTTTCATATTCTTAAAATTAATATCGAACATATACACAATACCATGCAGTGCTTCATGTAGAATTGTGTTTACCAACTCACTCTTTTTCTGTGTGGCATCATATTGAATCTTTGCCTCATCAGGAGAACACTCACCAAACGCCTTGTTTCTAACACCCCAATGACTAGAACGGGGAACTAGTTTGAATGTAGAATATCCAATCTTTAATTTCTTTGGTGTTTTACGTTTTGTAGCCATACGGTCTCCTATTATTGTGATATTTTCTCTATTTTTAAATTTTGAAACTTAAATGATGTTGTTGCCGTAACATACAACACATCAGTTTCTCTTGTATCAAATACTAATTGTCCCAAGCTAACTGGGTGCATATCAACAAAAGTTATTTTTAAAATAGGATTATTACTGCTACTGTTTATGATAAGAGTTCCCTGCCCATATATTGATTGTGTGTTGATAGGCGGAACTAAGGGTTGACCATTTAAGTTAGTTGTTGTACCATTTTTCCAGTTCTTGTACTGATCAAAATTTTCAGGGAATGAAATGCCAGTCATCCAAGCATATATCTCATACCAATTATTCATACCTTCGCTTACTTTGAAGTCTATGCTGATCTCACTAAAGTCAACGTGGTCGCCAGGCAAAGGAATTCTAACAAATGGGTTTACACCACCGTTACTGGCTACAGATATGCTTAAATCGGGAAGATTAATGCGCTGGACAAAATAATTAAAGTCCGTGAGCCGATCTACGCGGAACTCGAAGTTGAGCGGCGATTGAAAATTTCTTGTCGCTACGTCGTAGGTTGGCATATTTGGATGTTATGGTAAGTAGTCATAGTATTTATGATATAGGGGGCAACAATCAAAATCAAGCAAAAAATATAGTTCCAAGTTACCACATCCAAAAGGTAATAAAAAAGGGGACTTGGTTTCCCAAATCCCCTTTTTCTGGATTATATTATTCTAGTTGTATAGACTAGAGGAGGTTCTTAACCAAAATCTTACGGTAGTAAGCATTGGTTCCAGCAGTAAGAGCCCCTGAAAGTGCCGAGTTATCACCAGAAGTTGCAGCGGCAAAAGGATTAGCAACAAGCCCGTAACGAGTCTTGAATCCAATCTTTGGCTGAAACGATCCAGTGTCAACTGCACGAACCATCTGAAGTGGTACGTATGGGCAGTAGAACAATCCAGCATCGTATTGATTTGAACCCTTGAATCCAACAACAGCAAAGTTCTGGAGTGGGTTAGCAAATGGGTCGATGTATACTTTGAAACGTCCGTTGAGAACTCCAACAAAAGTGTTTCCAGTGTCATCTACAGAAAGAGAATCCTTGAGGGCAGAGCCACAATCAAGAAGTCCAGCAACACTAAGTGCGCTTGCAGTATCAGCATCACAGATGATGATGTTACCACGTCCACGACGAGTTTCCTTAGCGATTGCATTAGCCTCACGCTCAAGCTGAACCATGAGACCCTTGTACTTCTCAACAGACCAACGTCCGTTTGAATCTACATCAAGGTCAAACTCTCCAGCAGTAGCAAGTCCAGTGTGTTGAGCACCTCTCTTGGCAACCTTGTAAACTGTGCGAACTACCTCACGGTTGATCTCAGCAAGGATCTCAGCCGAAAGGATATTAGCAAGCTCAGTCTCAGCATCAAGACCGTGTACAGCACGAAGGTCTTGAGCAAGCTCCATCGTGTACTCAGCCTTGAGCGCACGAGTCTTAGCTTCTACAGAAACCTTGTCAATGCTGAATGCCATCTCTGGAAAATCCTTAGCAGCACCAGTGCTAAGATTTGTTCCCGAACCCAAACGCTCACCGTCATCGGAACGAAGTCCCTGACCGATAGTTGGGTTAGCAGCAAAAGGATCAGAACCGTTAGCAGCTCCGTCACCAGAGAATCCAGTCTCAGCTTCACGGAACAATGCCTCACGCTCATCCTGAGCCTCATACTTGCTACGCATAGCAAAGATAAGCCCTGTTGGAGCTTTCATTGGTTGTACGCCAGCAATATCAAATGCCATTAAATTTGGGAGAGCACGACGAACAAGCGAGATAAGAACTGGGTCATACGCAGCTACGTTTGCGTTACCAGAACCACCAGCAGTTGTTTGTGTGTGAAGACCGCCGTGATTAGCAGGATGTGCTTCGGTAAGAATACCACGTTCCTTGCGGGCCTCAGTCTCTTGATTCTCAAGAAGAACAGTGACAACTGCTCTCTTGTGTGCGTCCTCAATGGAAGGCAAATCAGGATGATTTAGTACCTTTTCCCATTTCTTTTGAAGTTCTTCAGTGAGATACATTTTAGGTCTCCTTTTAATATAATCCCTTAAAAACTATTTATCATTTTTACTTTTTCACCAGTCTTGAGATAGTTTGAGCATAGATGTCAGCCGCAGTAATTGTCTTTGGCGTTTCATCATCGTGCTTTAGACCACCCTCAATCAATAAAGAAGCGTCTATATCACCTGAGCTTTTAGGGGTTTTTGGAAAATATGTTTCCTTAATCACCTTGAGCTTTTGACCAAATGACTTAGCATCCTCAAATGAAACTCCCTCACAGAGTTCCACAAATTTTGCTGAATCACTAACAGTCAATCCTTCAGTGAGCTTCTTGACAATAGCAGACTTCTTGAGCTGAATGTTCTCCTTTCGGAGTTCTACACTCTTAACGAGTTCATCGTTTAGCTCCTTCTCAAGAGTCTTAATCTTGTTCTCTTGCTCAGAAACAATATTGGCTTTCTCAGCAGGAACCTCGATATAGTGGCTTTCAAATAGGTTCTTTAGTCCAGAAATAAACTTTTCAGTAATCTCAGAACGAAGAGCACTTTCAACAGCTACTCTATTTTCTTTCATCCACTCTTCAACAACATAATCAAGATAACCATCAACTTTGTTGACAAGAGTTTCTGAAATTTGTTTCTTACTAGTGGAAAGTTTGTTGTTGTAGTTTTCTACCAACTTCTTCTTGTGTGCATCAACTCTCTTTTTGGCGGTGCGCTTAACAGCAGCCTCAAAAATAGAGGAAACTTTAGTCTTAAATGATTCTGGAAGTTCCTCATCTTTTGTCAAAGCATCGGCAGCTTCCTTAACTTCGTCATCTTCCTCTTCTGAAAGTTTTTCCTCATCATCTTTGGAAAGATGTGCATCAGACTCGTCTACTGTCTCTTCCTCATCCTCAGATTCAGAAACAGCTTTCTTTTCATCCTCATCATCAGACTCAGCTACATGCTTCTTGTCCTCATCTTCATCCTCTTCATGGAGAGCAGAATCATCATCCTCATCATCAGACTCAGCTACATGCTTCTTGTCATGTTCATCTTCCTCTTCTTCAGAAACTTCTTTTTCGTCCTCATCTTCCTCTTCGGAGAGCTTATCAGGAATCTGTTGCCCAGCGGCACTTGCGTGTGTTGGAAGATCGCTTTCTGCTCCTTCATCCAACTCATCTTCTTTCTCTTCCTTAGCAACAGTCTTTTTCTTTCCTGCTGCTACAGCCGAGGTGTCGTTAATTGCCTTAACACCATCGTGTGCTCCTTTAACTGCACGAGCACCTACCTTACCACCCTCAAGAGAATCTGGTAGCTCACTTGCTGCATCCGAAGGATGCGTTGGAAGATCACCTTCAGCACTCTCACGAATATCTCTCAAAAATCTTGTTGTAATCGCCATTTTAATTCTCCTGAATCTATAATTCCTCGATACGGCATTTTTATTTATACATCCGCTATTCTCTCACCCTTACGAACACTTCCTCTTCCAATTTTGCACCATTATCAAAAGTCACCAACAAGGTAACTTCATAATCATATCCAGATTCACCACCTTGAACGCTAAATCGAACTGTAGTGTTGTTAGGGCTTAATATCTTTATATCAGGCACTCCTGGCTCGCCTGTTTTTGGAACAAAAAAATCATTAACTACCTCAATATCATCTGGAAACTTTCGTCTCCATCGTTTTGCAGAAACCTCCGCAGAAACAATTTTGGATGCACCTCTAGGCAGTATATGTAATTTTCCAAAACCTATATCGATTGGTAACACTTCTGCTGGTTGTTTTATGTGTGTAATAAAATATGATATACCCAATCGTGACATGATTAAATCCTACCTAAAAATCCAAGTTTGACCGTTTACAATATTCCATTGAATTGTAACCTGTCGTGTTGAATCTGTAATTAATTGTACATCCAAATGAGCAATCAAATACGATTGTAAATTAGTTAGTCCACGTTTGTATATTACAACAGATGTTAATTCTATGCCAGGTTGTATTTCATTAAAAATAACCGAGTCACCGCCTGCTATTCCTTTTGCAAACGTTTTATTGTAAATTATACCAGATGTGCTAACAACATTACTTAGTGGAAGATCAGCAAGGCTTTTATGATTTTCCTGTGCAGTTTCATTAGCAACATATTTAATTGGATTGTTAGGTGAACTAGGATTTGGAAGAGTTCTTAATATTGCAACTCTTATATCATCTCTTGTCCATGATAGATCGCCTGTAAGAAATTTTTCTCTTGCGCTATCATATACAAAACTCGCCATAACATAACACTCACTATAGCAAAAACTATTTCTTCTCTAGCTTTCTAATAAAACTTTCAAACGCTTTAACGCTTACCTGCTGTATCTTTTTTGCTGGTGCTTTGGTGATTGCTTTCTTAATATCGTGAATATCTCGCTCACACAAAATACCATTTTGCCAAACCCACTCTTTTCCTTCCATGATGCCATTTACAAATGCATCTGGTGCACTAGGGTCTGCAACAATATCGG